ACCTTACATCTTTGAATAAGATTAGGTATTCTTCTTTCTATATTTTCTTCTTTTAGTTCATCACAATTACCTGCATGGAAGACTTTAAAAGATTCCTCATTAATATAACAAAGATAAACTGGAACTTTAAATACTGACCAATAAAAATCTATTTGCAATAAATGAAAAGCCTCTGGTCTATCCTCTGGTAGTTTATTGGTTAGCCAAGACCTAGTGCCATCTTTTTTAACCCTACCTCTTTTGGGAAACTTACATTTATCTTCAATAATAAGTTTGTCCCCTTTTAAATCACAATAACCATGAACAGGAATAGTAATACCATCAAACCATCTAAAAGCCTCAATCTCAGGTTTGCAAGTTTCATAACCTGGAATAGATTGATGAGCTGCATGACCATTAGCAATCATCTTAGGTAGAATAGAACAGTAATAATCAAATTCTTCTTGTTGATGTAATTCAGGAACTATCTTATTAAGTTTATCTAATAATGGAACAAACATTAAATATTGTCCTCAAGTTTATCAATTGCATCAGCAAAGGCTTGATTAAACTTTATGGCAATATCTGGTAAACCATTAAAATCATCTAAGAAATAAGATAATGGTTTTTTTAGTAGCTTACTAATTTGTACTAACTTAATTAATGGGATTCTATTTTCAGCAGATTCATACTTGGCTATTTGTTGGTAAGTTGTTTTTAAAGCTGCTGCCAAAGTAACTAAACTAACTTTAACTTGTTTGCCAGTAAATTGATTATATTTTTTTATTCTAGCTTCTTTGATTCGTCTGCCAATCTCAGCATAGAATAATCTTTCTTCGTCAAATATTAATTTGGTTTTGTCTGATATTTTCATGTTCTTTCTTTCTATTTTTAATTTAGAGTATAGTATCCCTAAGAAGTTTTAACAACTTTTGATATATACTTAATTAAGTATATAAAAATATAGCATCTTTGTTTTCGGCTTCTACAATTCTTCTATACAATTGATTGTATTCTTTAAAGTTTTGTAGAGTATGTACGCATTGTCTTCCTCTTTCTCTTGCACCCATAATCTTCTTGTGTGCTTTATCCAACTTTGCGTATAGCCTAACATTACTATTACTTAGAGCCATCATTCTCCTCACCGATTGTTTTTATATTTACCTTAGAAAGTCTGCTATCGGTGATTTCAATTTCAGCAGCATCTCCAGGTTTTTTTGATAAATGAGCTTTTTGAGTAGCTTCCTCAATAGTTTCACCATCAAAAATTTCTCTAAAATTAGCCTCAAACTGGAAAATAGATAATTTTTCAACTCTTTTCATTTATACTTACATTTCTACTGTATCCAGCAAAGTCTCTTTTTAGTTCGTTTCTTTCTTCTAATTTCTTAATCAAAGAAGAAACAGAATTTTTACTTTTATATCCCAACTCATTTGCCATTTCTGAAAAAGTCGGACTATAATTGTTCTTTTTAGTGTAATTTTTTATAAATTGCAATAGCCTATCCATTTTAGGAGTCATAGGTCTTTTACCTCTTATCTTGCTCATTAACTACTAGCCTCCTTAATAATTCTGCATAGCCATTAATATCGTCAAAACTATCCTTTTTATAGCTATCTGATTGCATGACTCTCCAAAGTTTTAAAAAAATCATAAAAATACCAAAGAACTTTAATGGTACTTTAACCTCAACATTATTATAAACTGATAAATACTTTTCTAAAATTCCTGCCATGACATAAGAGGTATTATCAAAATGACCATAATCATTTTGTTTTTGGTTTAGCAGTCGTTCTAGTTCAGTAATAAATTTTACATTATCCGACATAGTTTCCTTGTTCATCTTTACACCAATACACTTGTATTCTTTTGTTATTATAAAATATTCCATTACGACCAGGATATGACTGAGCTATCTTCTCTATAACCTGGTCGCATTTTGTCATGGATTCTAAGGGAGCTTTATAAATGAAAGTTTCTCCATTGACAAAAATCATGAATAAATAAAAATATTTAATCAATTAAAATGGAATTTCTTTACTTTGTGGTTTAGCTTGTTTTGGTTTAGGATCATTCTTATATCCTGACAAGATAGTACCTTCATCGTTTAACCAACCGATTAAACCTTTATGTCCTCCTGCATCAGGATAGTTCATTTCTCCAGTAAATTTATCATCACCTTTAAATAAAATTCCTATTTGAGCAAAGACTCTAACAAATTTTGAATTACCATCTTTTGATACACCTTTAACTCCAAGTATCGTTCCTTTATTACCATTGTCTAAAGTTACATTACCTGAAAAGGCTATCTTTAAAGCTCTTTCATCATCAGCTTTATAGGGAAATAAAACCCAATCCTTTTGTTTTGCATTACCATTTGTTGACATTAGTTCCTCCATTTTTTATGATTAGTTGTTGTTGTTGATCGAATAACTTTTCAATTTCTTCATCTTCATTGTTATTCTTTTTCCAATTAGAATAAAGAGCTGTCAACTTGGTTTCAGTTGTTTGCTTTTTAATCTCATCCTTAATTGAAACTGGTTTATTGGTATTTGTATTTTGATTATTTAGAGCATTTACTAATTCTTCAGCACTAGCATATTCAGAACCAGATAAGCCAAAGGCAGCTAAACATCTACCTAATGCCGAACTAGATCCATTTTCTAATGCACTTGTTTTATTAATAAATGATGAGTTTCGAAACTCCTCTGCATGACCTACAGAATAAATAACATCACTAATATATAATTCTACTTTTACAATAACTCTGTCGGCATCATGAAATAATATTTCTTCATTAAATCTTGCCTCTGGAAAATATTGTAATAAATGTTTGTGTCTTTCATTCACTGTAGAATATTTTTTACCTTTAATATTTACAGTTGGAATATTTTTTAAAGCATCCAGACATTGTTGTCTTCGTTCTTTAAATCCACCTGAAGATTTATTTTTTTCTTCTGTTGTTTGTGGTCGTAACTTCATCTTTATTTCCTTCCTTAATTATTTTTTTATTTTCTTTAATTTGGTCAATATCTTTTTGAACCTTTAATTCTAAATAACTTTTATTCTTTGCTATCATGTTTTCTTTCAGTTCATGGTCAGCAATCTTTTTTTTAAGAGCTGTAATTTCATCATCTCTTTCTATAAGTTTTTTAGAATATCTTTTATTATCTTCTTCTAAGTTTCTAACCCTAGTTTGTAACTTAGCCAGTTGCATCATTATTGGATCTGTCATTTTTTTCCCTTCATAACTTCATCTAATGTTAAATTATAAACAATCATGTCTTGAAATGCTTGACCTGCCAAACCTCCAAAAATCATTTTCATATTTGGTTTTAATGCTTTTCTTTGAGCTGCAGTTAAAACTTTATAATCATAATACCATTGGTCTATATTTTTATTTAATTGCGATGGTGATAAATGATCTGCTGTAAATGTTTCCCATTCTTTTCCTATTTCTTTCAACATAATTCTTTATTATTAAAAAATACAAATATTGTCAATAAACTGAACATAGATTAGTACAACTTTAGAGGTCATTCATGTCCATTAATTCTTTTATGTCCACCTTATAAACTGCAGGTCTATTAGTATAACCAAAGTTAGTTAATCGTTCTGGCATATCATTTATAAATGGAAACCAACCTAATATAGAAAATTCAAAATCGCCTTCATGGATAATCAAAATATATTTTCCTTTTTTCTCTCCAGGTCTAATCAGTAAAAAATTATAATCTTTTTTTTCTTGGGTTCTTATTTCTATTTTTCCTTGAAAATCTGAATCATTATATCTTTCTAAATTGTCGGTATAAGAATTATTAAAATATTTATTAAATGCTTTTGCATAACAAACTTCACCTAAAGCACCTAAAAAAGAATCAGCTATTTGTTTTCTATAGTCGCCTTGATAACCATAAGAAAAACCCTTACCCATTTTAAGATTGCCAATAAATCTTTTACTAGCAGTATTAAGAGCTAGTTCTACATCAATAGGTTCTAGTTTAACTTTTATCATATTTTCTCCTTGTAAATATAGTTCTCCAAAACCATGAACGCATCATAGAAATAACAGTAAAGATAACAGCTATGTGAAAACTCTCTAAGATTGTTGGGTGTAGGTCAAAAAATGGAAATATAAATAATTGAATTAATGTAGATAAGATTAATCCACTACCCACATCAATTACAGTTTCAAATAAGTTTCTCATATCCAGTCTATAGTAGGTTTGCCATTGTAATTTACATCATAAATAAACCAACCAAAAGCCATAAGTCCACCTGCTAATTTTTGAGTTGATTCTTTTTTAAATGGAACTCTCCTAGTAAATATTAAAACTTTTTCTAATTTATTTTTATTAAATATAAGTTCCCTTCTTTTAACACCTTCTAAATAAGAAATTTTAGATAGCATAACCACTTTATATTTTGCCAATTCAAATGCTTTTAATGTAAATTCTGTTGCTAAATTAAATGGTGGATTAGTTACAATATTATCAACTTTTTTATTTGATTCTAAAAAATTAATTCTAGGTTCGCCATAACCTCTATCAATTAAATCTGAACTATAAACTTCATAACCTTCTTTAATCATTACTTTAGACATAGCACCATTACCACAGGCACACTCCCAGATATTGCCTTCAAATTTTTGTCTGTCTAATAAAGCCTTTGTTGCTGATTCTGGTGTTGGGTAAAAATCGTCTTTTTCTCTATCGCCTCTTTCATTATGACCTACATAAGCCAAAGCACTACTTTTTTTCATTTTTATCCTTTTTGTAATTAATTATAAATCTTTCTTTTTCTAAATCTTTGTTCTTTCTTTCATATTCATCAATGGTCATATCAGTATGATTAACAAACCAACAACTAGCACAATAATCTTTGCCAGACTCCACAACATCTGCGTTCATTCCACATTTATAGCAGATTCTAAAATCGCCATAGATGTTTTTTTTATCTGTCATATATTAATTTATTTCCTTTACTTATATTTTCTCTAACAGTTAGATATTGAAGATTGTTTTCAACATGAAGACCACAAACATTTAAACCTTTTAGAGGTACAACATGATCCACATGGTAGCCTTTTTTTCTATTTCTATAAATTTCTTTTATCTTTTCTATATTAGCCCATAAAGGAATTGCCCTTAATTTTCTTGCATGACGCATAGCAGTATTATGATTTTTATTTTTTTTACCTTTAGGAGTTTTTGAATATTTTTTATTTACTAAACTTTTTCTGCCTGATTCTATGTACCTTTGATTAAATAACTTTCTTGCAGGATTATTCATTTTAAAAACATTTCTGCATTTAGGTGAACAATACTTTTTATGTTTAGCATAAGATTTATCTATAAAAAATTGATTACAAATTTTACAATTCTTTTTTATTTCATCAGGTAATAATCTTTTAGCTTTTAAATTTCTTATTTTTTTGCAATTTTTGCTACAATAAATTTTTATATGATTATTAGTATTATCCTTAAATTTTTTATTACAAATTTTGCAATTTTTCATAATCAATTCATTATTAAATAGGTTGTCCACATAATAACTTCTATAATGATAATTGTTTCAAGCATTTCTTATCCTTTCCTTTTAATCTTTTAATCTTATTCCAGGTAACACCATTGATAGACCTAGAGCCTTCAACAATATTTTTAAAGGTAATTAACTTTAATTTCTCAATATCAATTGAGGGTTTTTCTATTTCTTTCATCAATGTTTTGTTTAAGTTCTTTCCTTTTTTTCTGCCAGACTCTTTTAAAATCATCTCTACTAGAGTTTTTAATCATTTTGTCTAGGTTGTCTAGCCTTCTCTTGTCTTGTCGCCTTGTATAATCAAATATAAAAGGGTAACCAAAATTATTCCTTGTCATTGTTTCCTTTCTCTAAGTTTATTTATTATCTTGGTAGTGCCTAAAATAACCCCATAGACGCAATATAAGGCTATTACAAAGGCAATTAATATAAAAAGCACTATAACACTCCTATTTCTATTATTTGGTCGTTATATATGCAATTGGCACTTTTAAAATTATCTAAGAAATTAAAAAATTCTAATAATGAATTAAAAGACTTTTCAAAATCATGTTTTATAGTTTCAATAGTGTCTGTTTTTTTGTTCCAGGTCTTATAAGTAATATAATATTTCATACTATCCTTTCTTAATAAATTTAATTAACTTGTTAAAATATCTCTTTGGTAGCTCTACAATTTCAACCTTTGGGATTATGTCCTCATCTATTCTTGATTGGCAATCTCCAAAGTCCATAAAATTATAAAATTTTTTATTAGGGTTTTTATCCTCTAATATATTAGACACCGATTCAAAATCTTTGTTTTTCATAATTATCCATCCTTTTTTGTTTTTAAATTTTTATCAATAAAATAATCAATATCTTGTTGATATTCCCACATTTCAATAAAATCGTTTAAAAATGTTTTTTGTTCATAAGTTAATTGATCTCTATTGTGTTCATCTGCACTTATGTTTGGTAAATTATTTTCATTACACCAATTATTATAAACTTCAGTTAATTTATTTATCATGTTTTCCTTTCTTATTTATAATAAATTTTAAGATTTAAATTATTGTTAATATCATAATGAGTTTCAGTTTTTACTTTATTAACAGTAAATTTTTTAATCCAATTTATAAACTTTTCTACATCTTCAAAATTAGCATTTCTATTGAACTCTATATTTTGTTGATAAGGTAAGTTTTTATAAAAAAAACCATCAATAGGTTGTAATTTAGCTTTGTTATTAATTTCATTATCAATAAATTGATTTATAAATTTATAACAATCTTTTGCTAATCTTTGCTTTTTAATTGTTTTTTTGTTTGCTTGTTCATACATAGAGATTTTAATTAAATCTTCTATTGTATCGTTAGGTCTATTTATTATCATAACTTCCTTTCTTATAGTTTCTGATCTCATCAGTTAGGTATTTAACCTAAGACAAGGGGACAAATCCCCTTGTTTCGATCTATATAGTTTTTCCTTTTGGTTCAAATCCTAAGATTACATTAGCCATAAAATCCCAATAGTTATTCGCAACTTTATCTTTTAACTTGTCGCTAGGGTTAGGATCTATTGAACCCATTTTGACTGCTAATTCAACAATTGCATCATCATAATATTCAATATTTAATGCAAGACCAGACAACCATTCAGACATGGCTTTATATTTTCCAACTCTTTCAATATTCCAACCATATTCAGAATTGAATCTGTTAAAAATATAATTAATTTTTTCTTGTTCAGTAGTAATAGGATTACCTTCTGAATCTTCTTCTATAGTTGATAGAATATAATTTTTATAATTCTTTTTATATTCTGTGTGGTGTAGTTTTCCTTTTTTCTTTTCATCTCCTTCAGATAATAAAAATATATTCCATTCTTTTGACAAATCCAAAGTATTGATAACCCAATGTCTTGCATCATCCATGCTTTTAAATTGTTTTTCAAATTTCTCTGAAGTTTTATTATTGTCTATAATATAAGTGTTCATGTTTTCTTTCTCCTTTGTTTGATTCGCTTTCATAATAATCTTGTATAACTTTTGTATTATATTGTCAACTATTAACCCTCAAGTTATATAAAAAATATTGTTCCTAGTTTGTTCTTGTTTGATTACTTAAAATTTGGGTATATAGAGTCTAGCAAGGAAGGAATAAAAGAACATGGAAAAGTTAAAAAAAGGGTTCGCACAGATCCCAAATCAGTTAATATATGACGATAGGTTATCAAATGAGGCAAAAGTCTTATTTTGCTATATTAAGAGTTTATCAAGTAATTACAGAAACCTAAGAAACTCTAATTTAAGGTCTAAATTAGGTTGTTCTATGAATACATTACAAAATGCTAAAAATGAGCTAGTAAAACATGGATATTTAGTTATCCACAGGTTATCAAGTGCTAACAGATATAGTTTAAAACTACCTAATGACTACCCAAAAATTAAGCAATCTGACTACTTAAAAATTAAGCAACCAGACTACCCAAAATTTGGGCAGTATTATAAGAGTAATAACAATAATAATAACAACAATAGTAATAAGGGGTTTAAAGGGTTTAAAAAATGAATGAGGATATTTATTATTATAATGATGAACCATTACAACTTAGTTATTCGAACAGCTACACTTGGGGGGACAAGATACAAATTATAAAGAACCTAGAGTCTGACTTTCGGTCAGGGATGTTGTCCTGGTCGCAAATGCGTTGGATTATTCTTAATGCTAGATATGGATCATATACTTGTCAAAAATTGGTTGATAAATTAATATTTGATGGAAAATTAAAAGTAAATCCTATTACCCTTGATGCTAGAACATTTTATAAAAAGCCTAGTGCTTTTGACTTGTAAATATACAACATATAGTGCTATAATAGCAACAGGTTGAAAACTCCCTCTTTTAGTTGTTTTTACCTATAAAGTTAATTAACTAGACCTGGTGAGGTTCTTATCTTTCCTTTCTTTCTATCCTTGCCAGGTCGCTTAATAACTTAGAATAATTA